TCATATTATCTCCATTTCTTGCTCTATAAATCGTATTGTGCCTTTAATATGTGGGTATCTAACGAACCATCGGAGTATCCACCGGACAATCCTTGGATAGACAGTAACTTCCTGCCATTCTATCTTCTTGCGTCCGTACTGGTCAGTCCCTGTGATCATGACGTGCAACCTTCTTCCAGTCTTTCTTTTCAGGAAATCAATCATCTTCATCCTCTAAGCCCCCTGTTTCTTGTGATGTTGGTGGTGATGCTCCGTCTTGTGATGTGTATGATGGGTCTTGTGTACCGTATGCTTCTTGTGCTTGTGTGTCTCTGTCTTCTTGTGATGGTGTGTTGTGTGCTTGTGAGTCTGCATTGTCACCTCCTAGTCTCGTGCTACTCGACGACTGCTCGGAGTCGTGTTCTTGGAATGGTTCTCGTGAGACAACTCCTGCTTGCCATACAGCCCTTCCAAGAGAAGCTCTCGACTCGTAGGATTCCGCAATGCTTTGTACAAGTGCTTCCTGGCGCGTCTCTTTTTGCTGTTGTTGTGCATTTTGCTGATTGCCTTTCTGTAGTTGGGGAGGTTGTCCTTTCGCTCCATTCTGTGGTAGTTGTTTGCCGTTTGGAGGCTGTTGTCCAGGTGCTACCATCACAGGCGGTGGAGGCGGATTCTTGATCTTCTCAACCTGAGCTTTCTTTGTCTCAATATCAATCTGTGCAGCATCACGTTGCTCATCAGCTATCTCAGCATTGCGAATAACAGGTAGTATGTCTCTTGACGCTACAATTACAGCCTCATCACCGCCCTTTACTGGCAATCTGCCTCTTGCCGCTCTTGCCTCATTAATAGTAAGCGTGCCATTTCTAATGCCTTTATCTTCTATTTCACTTATTTCTCGATCATCGCGATAGTCCGCTTGGCGCGTGTCTACCATCCAATCTTCAATACCTAATCCCTTTTTTATGACGCGATAATTAAATTTCTCAAGTATAATCTCTTTCAATGGCATAACCGTATTATAAGTAAAGCTCTTGCTCTGTGCGTCACCTTTGCCGCTTCCAAGGTTGCCGCTCTCGATAATATTCAGCTCAGCAGGAGGTACGCCGTAAACCATCAGTACTCTATCCCGTTGCTTGTCCTGTCCTTTATTGAAGTCGATATCTACGGAGCCCTTGCCGCTCTCAACAATCTTTCCACCGCCGTGTACGATAGGAGGCACATGTGAGTTTTGAACGCCTGTGTAGTTTTCTTTGAAGAATTTTGCATAGCGCTGTGCATCCTCAATCGTTGTGTCCTCTCCTAATTCAACGCTATACCCGAAACGAGCCCCTTGCTTGAAGAACTTCTCAACAAAGGTGATCATGGATTGATCCAAGTAGACGGGATCTTTCAAGTGTTCGATAGGTGAAAGAGCTTTCTTCTTAGCACGTGGATCTGGTAGCCACCAGCGGATGATCTGCTCAGGTTCAAAATCTATGGTTTGAGTGCTCTTCTCCATCCTCTGGACGTACTTGATGACATTGCCGTGGTGATCAAACATGGTTGTCATACTGATAGCATCTATGACGTACAAGCCGACAACAACACCAGCAGACCATACAAGCTCACAGTACGCCTCTCCAAATACCAGGATGTCCACAGCTATGGAACGGAGGAACTGTTGAAAGTCCTCTTCCAGGTTCTCAAATCGGAGGAGAGCTTCAATTTTCTCTTTGTTCTGAGGGTTGCCTTTGCCTTGCTCGACTTCAACACATTCCCACCCACCGGACGTGATCCTTTTCGAGATGACGTTGCAACAGCCTGATACTACCTGATTGCCGATGAAGACTTTATAGTACGTATCTTTGCGCTCACGCTCGTCTAGAAGACCCTCACGCGTCTGTGTGCTATTCACACCTAATGAGTTGTCATCCCACGCCATAGAGAGGCTTTGAGGCCCATTTGAGCCTTGCTGCTTCTTCTTGGCTTGACGGCGAACAAAGGATGCTTCGGAGAGGTTGATCGGCTCTCTCGCTTCAGGAATGACAAGGTTGACGGCTTTGCGTGCTTGTTGCATCTGCCTCTTGCGTTTTGCTGCTGCACTTCTAGACATATCTGTTACCCTCTATCTCCAGAAAGACCCGTATGAGCCTTCCTCTTCTTCGTAATTTGCTTGCTTTTGCTCTTCTTCTGTCGGCAGATCGAAGTAGATACCGCTATCCTTGCGTGGTTTATCAAAGTACATACATAAATAGCGCATGGCATCCATTCCATGATCAAATTGCTTTACAGGCTCTTCTTTTATCTTTTTATTCTCTATATCCCAAATATAGCTTTCAAATTCCTGCTCAGTACAATATGGTAAGTTCTTATCCACTAAAGAGTGGTCTATGCTTACAAGGCTATCTCGCAAGAAATATAAACTTGGCTTTCCGTTCCTCTTGCGCCTGAGTCGGCCTTGTACTGACTGAATACCAGTAGTTACAGCTTTCTCAGCAGCCTTTGTTCTGACTCCTGCATGTTTCTCAAAGGTAGCTCTGTCCTCTGCATCCGTATCACAGATGACGGACTTCGGTCTTGGTTCATCTGCTGTCAATTCATTGATCTGTTTAGCGAGATCCTCTACTAGTTCTCCGGTCCGGTAAATCTCAGCATAGCGGAACAGCTCTCCGTCTGGATTTTCTGCCCAGGCTTGCCAGACAAATGGGTTGCGGAATCCGAAGTCTACCGACCAATAGCGGTCCCACTCAGCAGGAATGTCGAACCTATCTACAAGATGAATGGCTGGGTCCCACTCATCCTCATACACCATCCCTTCAGCAGCAGCCCAAATACCGTCTCGCAGTCGCTTCTTGCGTACACCTGTTAGTGCGTCAAGGGTTGCCAGATACTCAGGTGTAACGCTAGGGTTATCCTCATGTTTGGAATAGAGCATGAGTGTTGCGCCACGGTCGCAACGTTTCTTAAGCCAGTGGTAGGGAGCTGATGGATTGGTATCCCCTATGAGTTGCTGATAGGGTATGACACCATTTCTGAGCCTAGTTGTAAGAGACTCCCAGTCCTCTTCAAATAGCTCAATAGCCTCTTGTGGATAGATCATATCCCACTCTGAAGACATGATCTTAGAAGGTTTGTCGAGACCTCCCACACCTATCACACTACCATTCGTATACTCATATTGCTGATCTACTGTGTTGAAGTGGACATATTTGTCTAACCATCCCTCTGGCAATACTTTGTTCTCATACGTAACCATTGCGGTTTGTGAGATAGAATGTCTGGTCTTCCGGCAAATGAGGATACGAGCGCCGGGGTATTTGTGAGCGCAAAAGTGAAGCTTCTGGAGGATGCCACGTGATTTGCCAGTGCCAGCCGGGCCACATAAAAGGACCTCTCGTCGCCCTGACTTCCATGCTTGCAGAGCAGCGCCTAGAGCACGGTAAGGACGGTTGTCCTTAGTAACCTGTATTTTGTTATAGTTATCACAGATAAGATAAGGTTTTGACTTGATAATCGTTATCATTCCGTTCCGTCCTGGTCTGGGTCAAATCCAAGATACACGCTAGGTGGTATCTCAGTTATGGTAATGTCCTTCTTCTTCACCCTTTCACCTGTTTCTTTAGCAATGCTATCAAAATATTTATCTATTAATGCATATAATTGATGATTAAACGTTACCTTCTCGACAACTACCGATTTATCCTCTCCAAGTATTGTTGTTCGTGTTTCAGGTATCCAGATCTTGCTATCATCCTTCTCCATTTGTTCAAGCTTACGAGAGAGTCTATCTAGCGTTTGTATACGCTTATGCATCAATGCATAGCCAGACCTGAGTACTTTCTCTCTCTCTTCTGCAATTATTCTATCTTCTTCTACTCTTTCATATTCATCATGGTCTCTAGCGCGTTCCTTCCACTTCCACTCTTTTTCAATGTCGTACCACTCACCCGGGGCGTTTAACTCTCGTTGTTTTTCGTTGTTTTTCGTTGTCTTCTGCTCTTTGGCATAGACGGTATTGACAGAGCGCTTTGATCCTAGGCGCATAAACTTGACGAACCTGCCATACCACAGGGCAGGTTCTCCCTCGTCAATCATCTGCTCCCAAGATTTACGCTCGTCTTCCATAGCCTATGCCTCACACATACCTAAGCAGCACAGCCCGTTTCTCTTGCAACAGTGCAATCCCACCATCATGCCCATGCGCCAGCACCTCCTGATCAGTCAATGCCAGCACTTCACTAAGCGGCGTCCCATCATAAGCTGCCGCATCTTGCAGCTCTCCTGCATGCTCTATCAATGCCTCATAGTACTCTATAGCTGCTCTAGCTATCTTCTGTGTCCCGTTCATCTCGTAGACAATAGGGACATTGTGCTCTTGCAGGAAGCGCTCTTGTAGATCAGGCCAATCTGCAAGCCCTCTCAAAATCTCGTCTTGAGCCTCTTGCTTGTCAGCTGCCGACTTCACCATATCTTGATAGAGTTCTTGATACTCTTGTATGCCTTCTCTGCTGCCTCTCTCTTCTTTGTATCCTGCTGCTGCACTAGCTCTTGTAGCTTATTCTTGAGAGTCGTGACTTGGTACATGATCGTCTGTTCTGCATTCTTGTATGATCGTTTCTCTTCGTTGTCTTCTGTATCCTGCTTTGCATGCTTTTGTCGCGTATCCCGTATCAGCTTCTCATACTCTTTGAGCTTCTGTGTCGACTCTTTAGCTTCTCGCTCGAACAAGCCTTGCAGATCGGAGCCGATATACTCAAGTGCCTGGCCCTGGCATGTAGCATCTTGCTCTCTCTTCTTGCTGAGCTGAGCTTCAAGCTCTTGCAAGTTCTGAGCACGAAAGTGTGGTGCTTGTGCGAGTCTATCAATGGCTTGGCGCGTCTCTCGGAGCGTCTTCTCACGTTCTGATAGCTGAGAGCGTAGTACCTTAATCTCTTGTTCTGATGTAAGTGTAGGTACTTCTGTCATTCAATCCCTCGCAATTTATCGAACTCATTGAAATGGCAGAGTGCATTTCCCGCCGCTTGGTTGTCCTCAAATTCACATACAAAGATATCCATGATCTCCAGGAGAGCTGCTAATTTCAATGCTTCTGGTTGCCTGACACCATCGGGTAATTCCTAGAGTCTGACTGTAATCTGTTCAGGATATCCGTAATCCATGAAACTTGATCACAAGTCAGCTTCTTCTTTTCTGGTCTTGTGCCTTGCATTGTTCTATCTGCGGTAGCTTTTGTTGCAATCATGCTCTAAAACCTTTATATTTTATCTCTTCAAACACTTCTTTCTTAAATACCTCGTGTATTGCCATAAGTGACACATACACATCTTTTCCATCTAATAGCCGACATTGCACATATACGCCGTTCGTAGAGTCGAGCTTGTGTAGTACAGTAGTTGGCTTGCTATGGATCGCATCCACACGTGGCACGGTAATCTCTAAATCGTGCGTGTCCTGGGATATGCTTCTTTGTTCAGACATCAGTTACTCCTACAAGTGGTGGCACTCCCATAGCAGCACGACGTTCATTGATCGTCAGAGCTCCGTTTGCAGGTGCTTCAATGACTTGGAGGTCCTCATCTTCAGGCATGTGTTATCTCCTATGCGGCATAATCTCAGGTTTTTCAATCCCACGTGCAATTACTATCCTCCAGAAGTTCGCATAATCCGTGAACTTATCGAACTTCCATTCCAAGCACTCTTCTCGAATTGTTTTCCTCAGACTAGTGACATTCTCGTGTCCTGAGAAGTACACAGGCGCTATCTTTCTTTCAAGCATCTCAGGCGTGATGACATACGCACCCCATTTGCCGTTTTGAGTGACGAGGCAGGCTTTTGCATATTCATCTTCTTCTAAAGGCTTAATGGCAGTAGCGCCTATAGCTGTTTCAGGCATGCCGTCTCACCTTCTCCCACAGCTCACCAAGGTGCTTTGTCCATTCTTGCCAGAGGTGCTGCTTCTGAGTATCTTTCTGTCCCTGGGTATCGGCATGGTACATCAGTGTCTCGACTCTCTTGGCAAAATTAGCTACTGCTTCAGCTTGCGCCTGTATAGCTGGTTGCTTCTGTGTCTCCTCTAGTGTGTCTGGTGTTGGTTGCGCTTGATTATCGTTCATTGTATCTTTTACCTTTCTTGGTGCTATTCTTCTGATTGTACGCATTTACATTGTTTCAGCGGTGGTATCCAGGCCTCAGCAGGACGTACATGCATCACGACGATAACACAGCCACCACAATCGCGGCACATCAGCTGCAGGTGTGATGGATGATTAATATAGTAGCGATTAC